CCGCCAGAAAGTTTTGACAATCCCCTTACCGTAAGGGTTCCGTTTGTTCCGTCAGAGTTTTTTCTGTCAATGAGAAGGTCGCCCCTCAGCACCATAGTCTCAGGATTCGTAACGCCCTTATAGCCCTGAATCTCGATGTACTGTTCGGAGTTTGTGTTGTATCGGTACGCCTTGTCTGTGGCTTTATCTATGAACACTACCGTGCCGTCAGGCTCAATCTCCTTGGTAAAAGCCGAGTCCTCATAGAAGCTGTCAGAAGAGGAGTCATAATATCCCTTTACGGTATCTTCCTCGAAATTTTCGCTCTCCGGGTTCACCTGCAAGAAAGAGTTCGCGCCAGTGTATTTTATGGCTCCTTTTTTGTTCCTTACATTGAAGAAGCCTTTGATTGTGGAGGTGACGGCCGTAACGATGAAGTTTGAGAGTTTGATGTCAAGGTTCGTCTCGCCGTTTTCTTTGTAATAATGAAAGTAATTCGCGTCGTCTCTCCATTTATCAGCTACCTTCATATTTCCCATATAGAACTCAGGGCTGTCTGTATCGAGTCCGATCCAATAGTTATTAGACTTTTCCTTCGTAATCTCATCAAGCCTGTTTATGAGAGGCTGCTGGCTGGACTTCTCAATTCCTGACTTTATCTTATCAAGGATTTTCCCGACCTCTTCATCCGTGTCGGCGTTATAGGCATAGCCTGAAATCGAATGGGCCCCCTCAGTGAGCGTAAGGAGATTGTACGCATATATGTTTCTTGCGATGACGGCGTTTGCCTGAATCTTCGGGGAAGAAATCGCGTCATCCTCAATCTTAGTCTCCGTAATTGCTCCGACACCGACCTTATCGGACACGATAGAGCCGTTAAGGACATCCTGAACGCTTGTGGCAAGGGCCGTCGATTGCCTTCGTGTTCCCTCAACGCTTACCTTATGGTAAGTGTCCTTGTCATAATTGTGGTTTGTATCAAGTAATGAGTCATAGAAATCTTCTACGGTCTTGTTGTAAGAATATGCCTCGAACTGATACTGCGTGTCTATAGGGGCATAGCCTCCGAGTCCGAGTATAAGCAAAGAACCATAATTTTCTTTAAGTATATAATCAGAGCCATTCCATTTGTAATATTTTTTCTCTGCGTTATCAAAATACATACGGGAATCTGAGGGGATAATCCTTACGGTATGCTCTTCATCCTCATAAAAATTAGCTCCGTCGTACCAGCCCTTTATAGACGGATCAAGATTTGCCGCAAAAATCCTGTTGTCATCTTCGGATTCGTCTACATCAAGCATACCCTGTATACCGTTCTGAGTCTCAAGCGGCATCGTCTGCGTAAACTGACTTTCACTCTCAGCCTTTCCGATTACAAAAACTCCGTCTACCTGTAATTTATAAGCGGACTCCCTCGCATAAGGATTTGATTCAAGGTCGGGAACATAAAATATATCAGAGGGGTCGTCATATCGCCTGACACCGACAAGATACTGTATGACTCCGTAACAGTTTGCTGACTGAGAGAAATAAAGCGTTATGTTCCTGTTGCTTACCCTTGACGAAATGCTTGGGGCAGCGGGAATCCAGGTTCTGTATTTGGAGTAATCACAAAACTCTTCGTCACTCTCAGATTGGCTTCCGCTCGTTATATTAACAGCGTTGACAACGACAGAATATTTATCCAGGGTAAGGGTTCCGATTTTCATACCAGCCGTACCTGGTTTTTCCGGGAATCCGTCAGTGGCTCTTGAGAATTGGTATGTGGCTGTTTTTACAAGGACAACTTGCTGCCCTGATGGCGTAACCCTTGCTATTCCGTCATAATATGTTTTAACCTCAAACTGTACCGAGCCATAAACATTCGTAAGGTCACAGCTCCATGCAGCCGTTATCCCGTTCTCATCGGCTATAAAACTGAGATTAGTCGGTTTTGGCGGAATCCATGTCCCATATTTACGGAGTGATGCCGCCGAAAGACCTATATAATCAGACCATTCGCTCTCATACCTGTTTCCTTCCGCGTCAAGATAAATACTTACCGCTTTTGCCCTGAACTGCCACAGCGCAAGGTCATCTTTCTCCGGGTATCCGTCCATAGCCCTGTCAAAGAAATATTCCGTAGAATAAGAGCCGTCTATCGTGGTTATCGTGCCGTCAGCTTTCGTTATCTCATAAGTGATATGGTCGATATTGTTGACCTTATCAGAATCGACAGTACAAGTGAACTGTATGCAATCCCGCTCGACATCTGCCGTAAGGTTATTGGGGGACGGAGGCGCATATCCGAATGTGTCGTCAATTTTTCCCTGTGCCAGTTCCGCAGACTCCGCAAGGGCTCGCACCAAATCCGCCACGGTGACATTGTTTGACAGCGCGAAAGCGTCCTCATCGCTTCTATCAGGCACGGTCATGTTGTTTTGGAATGAGGGAAGCTCAGCACCATAACTGTACAAGTCTTCCTGATATTTCATCAGCGTGAGCTCAAATGTTCTTTTTGCGTCAGGCTTAATCTTGATTACACGATAGGTGGCCGTCATCTGACCGATAATACCGAAACCGACGATATTTCCGGCTTGCGGCTTGTATACATAATAATCCGTTCCGTCGCTTGAATTCTTATCTTTGGCAATAGGAGTGTCAAACAAGACAGTATTCGTGTTTCCTTTTACGGCCTGCCAAGTTTCTCCGTTAACGATGAATTTCGTGTTTTTTTTCGCAAGTCTGAGGGTGATAACCCTTGAAGCCTGATACTCAACGGGCTGCATTACGATTACGCCTTGCCTGCATCTCGTGACGGGTTCTCCGTTCTCATCAAGAATGGCGTTTCCCTCATCATCCTTTACTGCCTCTTCCTCTCCCGTGTAATGATAAGCGTTGTCAATGACGAAGCCAAATATCGAAGTATCATTCTCAATAAGTCTGGTAATCCGACCTCCGTTATCCGTGCCGATAAGCATGGTGTCGTCCTGTAAAAGTATGAGGTTTCCAAGCCCGATAGACGCTCCCTCGACTCCGATTTGCTTAGTCACCACCTCTTTGTTCAGTAATCTGTTCGCGAGCATGTACCGTCCGAGAGACCACTGCTGTACATTGTTCGTCACATAGTCAAATTTATACTGCTCAATCGCCGCCCGCGGCTTGTCCGCGCTTTCTCCGTCAGCCATACAGTAAATCTGATTCTGAATGTAACCGTCGTTCTCATCAGGGAAGGTAATCTGCATACCCGAAGGATTGTCGGCAAAAGAAATCGTATAAGTCGATTTGAGCGTGTTCTGCTGATTTATAAGGGCTACAGGGTATTTCTCTTCTTTATCTATAACGACCGTAAGCCTGTTCTTGCTGTCTCTCGTATATACGGCTCGGCCTGCGACGGCAATCTTTGCGAGCATTTGCTCAAGCATTATCTCCTGATAGATATATGCGTTTGCCGCAAAATACATGTGAACCAATTCACCCTTGCCGTGCAATACGCTTCTTCCGTCATGGTCGTAGTGCGATCCGTCCGAAGAATAAGTCGATTTATCAGTGACATCCTCGGCCCACTTGTACCACTTGGCAAGAGAAACCATATTGAAGTCTCCCGCGCCGTCCTCAATCAGATTTCCGTTTTCGTCATAGAATTTCTGGTTATATCCCAGCGCGTCGATTCCGAGATGAGGTCCTATACCCGCAAGGAGGAACATAGAGGCGACATTGTTATTACAGTATTTAAGCGTGCCGTCAGGACTGTAATGGACTCCGTTCTCGTCAAGCTGGTCAGGGATATAATATCTTCCCCTGTCGTCAATATGCTCCGCTGTCCGTATCACATTCTCGACAATCTGCGGAACATAGTCATTCCCCGCAGGCATACGCAAGGATTTAATGCCTTTCTGTCTGTCCTCTTCAAACTGCTGTTTTGTAATTTCTTCGCCTTGATACCATACACCGCTCTCATCCTTGTATGATGGCTTGTAATATCTCGTCGTCGTGCTGACTTTTTCAGGCAGCCATTTCTTTTCCTCATCGTTATAGTAAGGTGCGAACGACTGTGCGATACATGAGAATTTCTTGAGCGTATTTGAAAGTTGGTCCACATTGTCAGTCTTTGCCTTGAGCGCGATGACGCAAAGTTTCCTCATTCGGTCTTCTGAAATCGGTCTCAGCCTCTCTATGGTATTTTCGTATACAAGCTTGTCGCCGTCCAGTTTTGTCGATGTGAGGGTAGTCCATGTAAAAATATCATTGAACTTAAACGCCGAATGGTCCTTGTTTGAGACCGTCTCATCTATATAGCAAGGAGAAACCCTTACTACACGAACCTCAATAGACTTTGCCGTGTTGAATCCGTCATAGAAGTATGCCCTGAATTTTTTTGACAGTATCTCATCTTTATTCGGGCTCGACTTCTCTTCCTCTGTGAGCAGATTATCATTCGCCCACTGAACGAGGTTAACATCTGTAACGCAGCGGAATTCGTTTATGCCGTCCTGATTGGAATTCGTTCCGCCAAGCGACTGCAAATTAAAGACATCTGCCCCTAACCAATTATTGTTTATGTCAGCCGAATACCCCCAGCTGTCAATTACAAGTTCTTTTTCATAATGACCGGTTTGCTCCCCGCAAACAATTCCATCATCTACCCAATATTCTTCCTCATGTGAGGATGTCGCTATCTTATTGTTTCTTAAATGATTTCCTGAATGAGCGGCAATATCATTATAGCGTTTCTCTTCTGTAAATTCCTCGGCAACAACGATATTATTTATCTTTTCAAACGAGTGCCAGCCTCGGAAATCTCCCGTAACATCATTCCCGTCCTTATTCTTTACGGTGACTTTCTTGTATACGCCCTTATCATAATCAAATTCAGGAAGCGGAACTCCCGTTCCGTGCTCATCTCCGTCTGTCTTTACATTGTCATCAGAATACACCCGCCACTGAACCGCAATCCACATAGGAATCTGGTAGTATTTGACAGAAGAATTGCTTCCGCTTGTTTCGCTTCTCGTCTTATAAAGTCCGTTCTGGAAATCAAGCTCAACCTTTACTGAGTCTGCATACTGTTCGGAGAATCTTATCGGATTATTTCTGAGACCGTTGGCAAGTCCCAGCCCTTTATAAGAAATATTGTTCGCACTGTCAATTTCCTCAATCGAACCGTCGGCAATGTAAAGGACATTAGCCTTTATGTCTTCCTGGATTTTCGCGTATGGGTAGATATTTCCGCAATCAACCGCCTGTCTGTTCTGTCCCTGCTGAAGAATCTCTATGGAGATGTCATTGTTTTTCCATGTGCTTACAATATCGCCCGTGTCACTTCCTGAGCCAGTCTGACTGTCAATTCCGCTTAGCTCGCCATGAAAAATGTTTTTAAGATTTTTATTGCCGCTCCAAGGCTGATTGTGAGCCAAGTCCATCTCTCCGAGCTTGAATTCCGTAAGACGAAGCGGAGCGTAACCAACGGCATATAGGATATGAATACAGTTATCCTCACCGTGATTGCCAGAAATCTCATTCCACGGGCTTCCGATTATAAAAGGCGTGACGAGATGTTTTCCGAGAACCATAGGGTAGGGCTGATCTGTAAGAGGCTGATTCTGTGAGCCGCGGACATCGGGAAGCTGCTCTGAATTTAAACCAGATGAAGAAGTCTGGTCGTCAGTATTTAAATCCATCCCCCCTAAACTTCCAAAAACAGCAAAACCAACAACAAAACCTATTACCCCACCTATAACTGCACCTATAGGGCCGCCTACTTGAAAACCAATTAAAGCTCCTGTTAGAGCACCTTCAATTCCTCCAAGCAATGCCGTTGTCCAATTCCATCCTCCGCCGCCGCCTGCTGGTGTTATGATTACAGAAACAATGTCATTTTCTTTTATTACATAATCAAGAGATGTGTCCTTTCCGTTTACCTGGACAATCGCATTCGTTGTCGCGGTATCGTCTTCGATAGGGGCAAAATATGTCTCTCCCGTATCAAGGTCATAACATTCCACCAGCTGTCCGTCATAGGCGTTCCCGTCAGTATGCTCCCTGATAAGGGTCTCAATGGTAATGCCTTTCTCCACAGTGAATGTGTCAACTTTATCCTCAAGAATGTTGTTAAGAATCCTTACTGTCGCCATTTATACACCTTCCAGCTTTTTCTGTAATATCCGTCAAGCCCAGTGACCCTCACTCCGCCCGTATCGGCATGAATGAAATCATCCTCGTCAAGCATTACCCCTATATGGACCATATTCCCGTTTCCGTCCGAGAACACGATAAGGTTTCCCAGTTCCCTCTCTTTCGTCTCTTCCAAAAGGTCTCCGAGACCGAACAGCATTATCTCCGCGTTCTCTGAGAAGGTCGCGGGACAGGCTTTCTCGTACCATAGGTCAGGAAGCTTATGTCCGAGCCTTTTCGACACTTCAATCGCAAGCCCGTAACAATCAAAGCCCTCAACAACAGACCGCCCATGGCTCGTGAACCTGACTCCTATAAGGTCATCTATCCGCAAATCAGCCATTCTCACTCACCGACGAAAGCTGATTTTTGGTTGCCTTGTCTCTTGGGACATTCAGCTTCAAAACATCTTTATAGACGAGGCTCAGCTGAGCCGTCGTGCGGTTGTAAGTCGCTGACGGCATACGGGTTTTTATCTGGTCAAGGGGATAGAACCTGAAAGTCGTCTTTCCGTTCTCATTGACGAGCTTTGCGAAAGCCGCCATTACAGTGACTTCACATTGCAACTCTATAGAACGGAGCATCTGGACCACGCGGGAATCTATCGCGGACAGGGTTATCGATGCCTGTCCGACTGTTTTTCCGTCCTCTTCGGGAGGCGTGAACTCAAAGCTGGCAGGCAGGTACTTCTTTCCTTTGTAAACGACAGGATTTGAGTCGTCTATAACCCTGAGATACATATTCTCCTGCTCAACGGAACCATCGTCCCACTTTATGTCAGGGTTATAAATCTCAAGAAGGACGGGAATATGCCCGTCCGTTGTCCTTGCCCATATTTCTTCCATTGCTATCGTCTGAATGTTTTTCTCGTTCATAAAATCTCCTAAACCGTAAAGCTCGCCGTAAAATCACCTATACGGGCAATATAGGTTCCAACCGTCCCTGTTTTTTTTTCAAAGTAAAGTTTTGCGGTCAGGTCTCCGTCAAAGATACAGAACAAGACCTGTTCCTGAGCCTCCGTTCCGCCGGGAGGCGTTATCATAAGAGTCCAAGTGTCTATCGTTGGTTCTGTGGAAGGGGCAGAGGTAAGCACGACATCTACACAGCCGTTTTCTGCCGTGATGTTATTGATCGCCGAGATGTCATCGGGAATAGTGAAAGCTCCCGTGGCATAAGTCTCCCATGTCATAGTCACCTGCTGATGCAGGCCGCTCTTACTGCCCTCGGCCGCAGATGTGATTCTGTAATACTCGTAATCAGGGAGCTTCGCCGTTGTGTCACCGTTGGCTATCCTGTTGATGACATGCTCGACATCTTCCTGAGACATTCCCTGCTGGCGATTTGAATTTATGAGTATCGCGGGGAACATAAACGGATTCGTGCCATAACAATGCTGGTATTTAAACCAGGCCATAAAACGCTCGTATTCGGTAAGCCCGTCTCCGACCCACTTGCCGTCACCGTCCACATCTTTTTCAACGCAATTAAAAGCCATAGTGACGGAAAATTTATCACTTGGATTGGCAGAAACGAGCCGTGATTTTTTCTGACCGCCCGTTTCAAGTGAGTCCTGAATAGTCGCACCATCTCCGACAGTGATTGTTGTAGAGTCAAGGATTATCTTGTTTACATTCGTAGCCCAGCCGACATAAGCCATAACGAGATGATATGGCAGAAAAAATATTCGCTTAAATCACCGCCATAGGCTCATGTGTCCGCAAAGAGAGCATTTGTTATGAGGGCATTTTCTTGGCGGAAGCACCTTAAAATCTTCTATCGGCATACGGTTCGTACAGGAGTCGCTCTGTTCGGTTCTTCCCACAGCCATGTCAAAATCGAGGTAAAAGAAATCGCTGGTATTAGTACAGTAATATCCTTTAGTTTTCATATATTTTAAGTCAGAGTTTTCTATGATGTTTTTATCTGTAAGAAACTGGTTTCGCGTCGTATAAAATTTTTGAGTGTTATCTGTAAATATCGCTTTGTATCTGGGAATATTAGACGGTTTATTGCCGTCAACTAAAAACCCTTTTTCCCTCGCTGTTTTAGAAGAATTCCTTAAATCAGCCTCTATCATATAATTTATTCCAAGTTCCTTGCACTTCGCCTGAAATCTTCTGCATAAAGGCTGATTCTTTTCATTTGAGACGATTTCCGCAGTAAAAATACCCACCTTGTCTTTTACCTTACAGACTTTCTCAAAGTATTTTTCAAATGACTGAAACTCATAATGGAAAGAGGCCGTCATTGACAGTGATATACCGCGCTCTTTCAGATAAACGGCGAGAGAAGCGTAATAATCAGCGTCTCTCATAAAATTAGTCGTAACCTGTATTTTTGTAATTTTCTTTGTGGCCAAATGTGACAGTATTCCCTTTAAATCAAGTAAAGTCACTTCGCCACCTATAAGGTCAATCTTTATATTATTAAATCTCGTTTTATCGAGAATAGAGGATAGCTTTTCCGCAACCTCACAGAGTCTTTTCTCCTGTGCAGAAAGTATTTCCCTATCAAATTCTCTGTTTTCTCGCCAGCCTCTTATGCAATAGGAACATTTCAGATTACATATCTCCGTCATACGCCATTTTATGATAAAGTCAGCAGGGTCTAAGTCTTCAAGACGAACTATGCTTTTCATTAAGCTATGACGCTCCTTCCTCTCAGCCGGGCTTCCCGTGCGGCAAAGGCATCGTCACCCTTAGAGCTTGCGATAATCTCGTTCACCTTGCTCTCGATTATTGCCGTAAAGTCAATCGAGTTATCATTCTCGTTGTAAGTGGATTTCTGCTGCGTGACCTTTATTCCCGTTGACTTATCTATCACTGAGAAGTTTATTGTCGGAGCACCAGCACCGCTTCCGAGTAAGGTCTGAGGTGTCTTGGTGGCGATAAGGTAATCGTCCGGGTGTGTCGAAATAATGTCTCCTGACGGCGTTATGATAGCGTCGTTTACTTTTTTCTGCGTGAAGCTGTCGTTCGCAGATATAGCGTTCTTGTGGCGGAGAGTGTTCTCGTAATAAATAGCGTCCTCACGGGCCTGCTTCAAGAGGTCGGCAAGGTCATCCTTTATTTTTGAAAGTCTTTGATACTCATCTTCTTCACCTTCATCTTCACTCTTATCAGCGGATAAATACCCTCCCAGAAACGAAGCTCCGGCGCCTGCCGCAGCGATTGCCAATCCCGCAAGAACCTCACCCTTTGAAGAGGCGTGAATCGCCATTGAAAGACCTGCCTGGGTTATCATCGTGCCCATATTCTGCATAAGGCCCGCGCCAAGCTGTCTGAAATTCTCCATAAGAGATTTGGATGAATCCGCACCTTCCGCAAGGGATTTGCCCCATGTTTCCATAGTTGACGACACTGCGTTACCCGCGAAGTCCTCAAGAAGATTACCCAGATTAGCACCTAAATCAGAGAGCCTGTGAGCCATATCATCAAAAGCAAGATTCGTCTTGTTCACACTGTTCGTCATTTCATCGAAATTTCCGCCCATGCTTTCAATAATTCGCCGTGCTTCCTCAAGGTTTCCTGAATCTATGGCTGCGTTAAAACCTTCTGTATTAAATTGCCCCCATTCACCTTCTCCCCATGTATCTTTAATAAAATTTCCACCAGCTTCTTTGTATCCGTTAAGAAGCTGGGCATATTGCGTAGATTCTGGGTTTAATTTTTTATCAGCAAAAACCTGTTGTGTCATATTTGCGGACATCTTTGAAAAACTCATATCGCCAAGTCCCAGTGATGTCATAAGATTCTGCTCAGTGATAGAGTTTCCTTTTTGCAGATATGCGTATTTATTACCTGCCTGAGTCCATGAGTCAAAATAATTGTTTTTCAGTGCATTTGAAGCCGCGTCTGAATATTTTTTTCCTTCCTCTGCCTGAGCCGCGTCCTCAGCAGCTTCTATCAGCTCCTTCATCTGTATTCCGAAAGCGTCAAAGAGATGTTTCATCGCGTCAGTTTGTTTTTGATAATCGAATCCTGCGTTCTTAAAATTTTCGGAAGCCTGTCGTATAGCCTCGTATTGGTTTTTCCCTAAAGTAGATTCCCCTCCGTTATCTTTAAAAATCTTATCAATAGTTGCGTTATCGAGCGTATCGTAGCTGGCGAGTTTTCCTGCAAAGCCTGTCATATATTCTGAGAGAAGATTTTTTGCTCCCTTTGATACAGTCCTATTTCCTGCTGATACTGACATGGCAGACATGGCTCCGATTGAATTTCCCCAAGCCTCACCGCGAAGCTGTCCGGCGCGATTCCTGAAATCAACGCTCTGGTTTGCCAAACTATTTGCGAGACTGACTGTATCATTCAGACTCATTGTTGATTTACGGAGATTGTCGAGTGCTTCTACAATCGTATCCACTTTTATTGAGTCAACGAATTTTTT